CCAGAGTAATCATCATGGTAAGAGTGTAAATACTTCGGCACACCTATATAACCGGCTCGAGCACTTTACATATCCCATTCGAGTAATGTGTAGAATCATTATCATATAAAAATTGTGGTTTATTATTAGTATGAGCTTTTCTCTTTATAACATTGCTACTATTATCCTTTTGCATATTAATACTTTGAGTATTTTTACTTTTGTTTTTATGAGAGGAATGACCTAGTCCTTCTAGTTGTACTTCTATCTCTGTTATATCGCCTTCTATGACTCTGTGATCTAAAGTTGGAATCGGCATCATCTTGTTTATAAAGGGCTTCACAAATCCAGGCACATGCTGAAGCTCGTATACTAAAATTGTATCTAAATTTGCATTTTCGGCAGAATGCGTCTTTTGTAGCTGTATACAATGGTTTTTTGTTAAAGATACCTCTGACACAATGATGGCCCACGAGTTTTTCTGACATAAGGCAATAAATCTGCACGACGTTTGGAAGTTTAATCTTTCTTTTAATAAATGAATCCGACAATGCATAAACCGATGTTTGTAGACAATTATGGAATAATTTACCACTAGGGGTGGATGAAATTTGGTTAGCGCAATTCTCAACCGAGGTCCGAAAAAGCTTAGTTGTATTATTAATTGGATTATACTGATAAGGAGAGCACACACTACCAACACCAGCTGTTATTTCTAATTTCGCATCCTTTTTTATATAATCACTAATCTTATCTCGTTCTATTGAATCTAAATAAGCATTAATTGGTAGTATGTTATCATTTTGAGTTGCAAAAACATGGACAAAGTCATATATTTTATACATTAAGCGAGTAATTTGAGTAGGATCACCTCTTTGGATTGGTTTTTTAAAATACTCCATTACTTGTAAATCATTTGGATCAAGTATTAAGAATCCTAATCGTTGAAACACTTCAATTACAGCTAATCTAAATTTGGAGTTATCCTCAAAACATAGTAAATCCAAAGGAATCAGGATAGTTTGCGTTATTGTTCTAGGTTCAATAGCTGTTGCGCATAATCCAGTTAACATTAATACATCTAAAGTACTTGGTAACTGCTCAAATCGGCCGTCAAGTGAAAATAAATTTGTAGTCTTATATTCATACCAACTAATTGAATGATCTATTTTATTGTTACATCCAGCAATAGCAGCACATACAAGTTTTGGTAGATGCCCATGAGAATTATGACTTGTGTTTCTAATATATAATGAATGTTGATTGTCCTGATTGACAGATTTCAGAATAGTTGAGAAAGGTTCAATTGGTGATCCATGAGGCGGTTTATGAATATTATGATGAGCTTCAGTATTATAATACAGTTGATCATTTAAGGCAGTAACACATCCACAACTAATTGTAGCGGCTGTTCTTATTGGTAACTTAAATGTCTCATTCTTTTTTAGATCATAACCAACATGTCTGTCAATAGGTCCATCCTCACTTGCTAAAAAGATTTTTAAATCATTTGCTACCATATCATTTAAACGTTCTAATTTTGTCATCGTTTCTTTTAAAGATTCATCATTCATTAAATCAACACCAATCGAAATATAGAGATATCGAATTGAACGGATAATTGGATCAAATATTAATAGTCGACCAGGAATAGCAGATAAACCACTAATAAAGGGAATTAAAGATACTTGATTAAAGAATACGTCTCCTAATGTTATAGCTAATAGCCTTCCAGATTCTGATATTGGTCCTAGATACATAAATACTCTTTCTCCTAAATATAAAGACAATTCAGTAGTAATAGTTAGCTTAAAATTGGATGGGTAACTTATACGATGATAATTAAATAAAAAGGATGTACTAATCTTAAGACTACTTTTTTCACAGAAATAATTTAGAATATGGAAAATAAATGGATGTTTAACTTTTAACATTTTCTTCGTCTCATCATAACCAATATATATTTCATGCAAATTATACTCATATAAAAGTTCATCTACTTCATTATCCAAGTTAAAAGCTGAGAGAATCTCATTTTTAATATTATGTAAAAATTCAATAATATCTATTACAGGTTTCTTCACATCCTTTTGCTTATTAGGCGCAAATATTGTTGCAATTTTATAAGTTAATAAATGTTCCTTTAAATATAGTTCAGTTGCTTTTTGATCAATTTCAATACTCACAACATCATTCATATTATCAGAGTCTAAATCATTTAAAGTTGAAGTGAATAAGCTACTAAATGTCGTTTTAAGTGCTTTAGAATATAATGTACCTTCGGGTTTTAAGAGCTCAGCTACAGTTTTAATTTTTGAATCATCATCTAAAATGTGTGTTAAAGATATATCTGACTGTGATTTCTGGCGCTCTCCGGATGATAAGCTAACTATATAAAAATAATCATTTAATAATTCCCTAGGTCTCTTTATATCCAGATGCAAAACCTCAGCTAAAATGTAAAATGTAGTGAACTCTTTCCAAGTTAAGTAAGCATCATATGTTCTATAAGCCGTAATGCGGTTTGAAATAAGCAAGTTAATCCCTAATGAAGTTAAGACAATATCTAAACCATCAAGACTTAATCTGGCATTAATATCTCTCAAAAAATTCTTTAATTCCATCACTTCAGAATATTTTCCAGTGAGCTGTGGTGCAATGTTAGTAGAATTATCAATTAAATTCGGATTATGAAATATATATTCCTCTGCGTCATTAAACATGAATTCAACATCTTTAAGTTCATATTTAAATGATTTGGTCTGAGATCTACGTGAGTGTAGTTGTTTACATTTCTGAATTATATCTTGACATTTATTTTCAATATGATTTTCTCCAATTTTAGACATATTAAGTTGTTTATCAATATATGCCATTAAATCATCAGAAAAAGAACTTCCGGTAGCATTGGGAACTGGGGAAGATGAATCAATAGCTGGTTCAAATTTTCTTAATTGCCGTTTTTTAAGTGTTGGTTTAGTTATTTTAAAGTTTTTTGGTTCCATAATGGAGTTCAAAGGATAGTCAAGTTTCGAGCACAAATTATAAAGGCAGGGTGATTCGTTTACATGCAAGACACTATACCCCGGTAGCATTGGGAACTGGG